GGACAATTCAATGATAACGATCTTGGTAATTCTTGGACAGCAACAATACCATCTGGAGCAGACGATCTTTATGTTTGTTCAGCGGTTGCATCAGCTCAAGCTTCAACAGATGATGTTGCGGCAGCAGATTGGACTTCAGCACAACTTCTTGCATCAAACGGTGTTACAGCAAAAACAATAACTGTAACCGGAGACGCAGCAGTTTTCATAAAAGATTCAAGTGGTAATTTAGATGGATCAGCAGAAATAGTTTTAACAGCAAACGGACAAAACTTAACTCAAGCAGGAGTATGGAGCACTACAGCTGGAACTCTAACTTCCACATCAACTTCAACCTCAGGAGGATCAGCAACTGTAACAAGTGGAAACTTTGTGGATGGAATGGTTGTAACTTATACAACTCATGCCAACGATGGAAGTTTAACAGACAGTTTCACAATCAGAGAACTTGAAGCTGGATCAAACGCAATCACAACCACACTTAGCAATGAAACTCATGTGCTTCCTGCGGCTACAAACGGAGCAGTAGATTCTGGAGATTACGGAGGTTCAGGGACAACAATCAGTGTTTACGAAGGAGCAACAAAATTAGATTATGATGGATCAGGAACAACTGATGGTCATTGGAAGGTAGTTTATACTAGCCAAACACCAAGTTCAACTATAACCGGAGGAGCCATATCAGATGGTGGTGATGATGCTACAATAGCAGATCATTCTTCGATGTCAACTAGTGTGGACTCTGTGGTGATACTGTTCACAATAACTGGTAAGTCGTTGAATGGAACACCATTTACCATGACCAAGACTCAATCAATATCAAAATCCAAAACCGGACAACAAGGTACTCAAGGTAATCCAGGAGCAAACAATCAAGACTTTCCTTTCCTTGCACCAGCGATTGCTACAATGGCAACTCCGGTAACTGGAGGATTATTGTTGTCTTCAGATATTATGGGATATCACGGCGCCATAGCGGCAGGAGATGGAACCAATGCAACACTTTCAGATTTCTCAACTTACATGGATAGCTCAGGAAACTTTTATTTGGGAGGAACGTCTGGAGCTTTAACATGGAACAACTCAACAGCAGCATTAGCTGTCACTGGAAACATAACTGTAACTAATCCAGGAGATTTTGCAGATATAAACTCTGCACTATCAGGAAGTCAATTGTATGAAAACTTCCAATCAACTTTGGATACAACCAAATGGACAAATCATGGAGGAGTTACTCAAACATTGGTAACAACCACAGTTGACGGACAAGCATATCTTGGATCCAAATTCTACAACGACTCAACTTCTGCTTGGACTTGTGGATTAATGGCTGAAACAATATTCTTGAGGTCACAATCTTCAACAATCACTTTTGATGTGTGTGTTAATGCACAATCACCACAAACAATGTTTGGTTTTGTTCCTGCGGATACTGATGGTACTGATATGACTACCGCAAACAATTATGCGCATGCGGAACACTTGGTATATTTCCAAGCAAGAGACATAAGTATTTTCGAGAGTGGCGCACAATTGGGATCAAACCTTTTGGGTGATAATATATGGGACGATGGTGAAGATAAATTCTTTAGAATAAAAATAACATTGAAACCAGCTGGGGGAGCTCGTTATGAAGTTTATGCAAACGGAGACTTCACGACACCAGTTTCAAGTTACGATTCAACATCCAAGACAACACAAAAACTTAAGCCGGTTATTATTCCAGCCGAAGATGTTGGAACAGCCTCCGGAAACCGTTTCATCATATTCAATCAGATGGGAGCAAACGCAGACATTCAACCAACAAGAATATCTGGAAACTCAATCGCAACTGGAAAAATACAATCCACAGAATGGACTGATGGAGGAACATTGGGATCGGAAATCAATCTGGATTCGGGTGAAATAAAACTGGGAGGAGATCAATCGCCACCATTCCATTGGAACGGAGTAGACACATTAGACATTACCGGAAACATCACGGTAAGCAATCCAAACGATTTTGCTGATCCACTTGGAAACTTGTCTGGTAGTGCATTGTATGAGAATTTTCAAACAACTTTAGACACAACAAAATTCACAACTCCTGCAAATGGTGATTACACACAAACACTAGTAACTCAAACAGACGATTCGGTTCCATATCTTGGAAGCAAGTTTCAAAATGCTAATGCTGGAGGTGGATGGACTGGTGGTTTTGTCTCTGAAGCAACATTCTTGAGATCGCAATCAACTGTGTTAGATTTTGAAGTTGTGGTGAACGATATTCATCCAAGAACCATGATCGGATTTGCTCCGGATAACATATCATTAGCTGACTTAACAACTACAAGCAATTATACACATTTAGAGCAGGCTTTATATATCAATTCCAACAATGTTTATGTTTACGAAAATGGACCTAACATTACCAGTCAAACTGGTGCTTGGGTCACTGGAACAGACTCAACTCTAAGATGTAGAATAACTTTGAAACCAGGTGGTGGAGCTCGTTATGAAGTATGGAAAGATGGACCAGCTGAAACATCAACTCCTTTCTTCGCATACACTTCAACTGACACGAGTCTCGATACTGAACGGTTAAAGATAGGTGTCATGCCTTACTATGGATCAACTAATTCAACTAAAAGTTTGATATTGGGACAAATGGGTGTGAACAGAGGAATCGGTCAAACAACCATATCAGGTAACGGAGTGACAACCGGGAAAATAACATCAACCAACTTTTCTTCAACAGCAGGATCTCGATTCAATTTGGATGATGGAACTTTCGAGTTGGGTGGGACTGGAGCTAACGCAAAATTGTCTTTCGATGGCACATTGTTAAATATAGGTAATCAAATTTCACTTGATTCAAATGGTGATGCCACATTTACTGGAAACATATTGGTAGGTTCTGCCACAGGAAAGAGGGTAGCAATTAATACTGCAAATAACGACGTAAGGTTTTTTGATTCTGCTGGAACGGAGCAGGTAAAAATATCAGATGATCTTACTCTTGGATCTGGCGATTTTTCTGGAATGCAAATTAATGATGGTGGTATGTATATTTCACACGACGCCACATCCACAACCAGCAATAACCCTCCTCAAAATCTTCAACACAAGAACGCCATGCAAGGATATTCGTATCCGAATTCAATATGGCCATACTATATAGCTCAAAAGATCACTTGTACTGACGAAAGCAGTTATATAGGTTTTTCTCAAAACGGAACACAAGTATTATATGCTCCGGTTCAGACGGGAGGAGTAACGTCAACCCAACAACCATCTGTTTGTGGGCTTTCGGTATACAGCCAAGCAACTGCAGCAACACAGAATTTTGGTAGTCATGGTGACACAGTAGCTGTTGGGATACATTCAATAGCTATAAATAGTGTTTCTGGAGGAAAGGCGTACTCGTTTAGTGGAAGAGGTGATATTGCTAATTTTGGGAATTTCTATTTAACTGGAAATGCAGAAATCGGTGGTGATTTAGATGTTACAGATGATGTTGTTGTTGGAGATAAATTAACTGTTGGTGGACAATACATAAGAACCGGAGTGGGTACAAGTGGTAACGAAGATTGGGCTGTCATTACAACAGATGCAGATAACATGGCCTCAATAAAATATAATCGTTCTTCTGCAGAGGATCCAAATCAATACGATAGAGGTTATGCTGCATGGGACCCCAATGCTGGAGCTCCAAGATTCAGATTCTATCATTATAATGGTGGTAGTTGGTCTTCGTTTTATATTTATGAAAACGGAACAGCTCAAGCAAATGGTGTGGCTGTAACCTCAGATGCAAGATGGAAAAACGATGTAACACCATTATCAGGTTCATTGGATATAATCAAACAACTAAACCCTGTGAGCTTCACATGGAATGAAACATCTGGTAGAGGAGGAGATGAGGATTTAGGATTCATAGCTCAGGAAGTAGAAGCTCATGTACCAGAATTGGTTTACACATCCCCTGATGTAGTCAAGTATGAAGAAGATGGAGTAACTCAAGCAGAAGGAACTCCCACAACCATTGATAATCCAAAAACAATGGAGTATGGGAAATTAACAGCTCACTTAACCAAAGCCATACAAGAACAACAAACAATGATTGAAGAGTTGAAAGCAAGAATAGAAGTATTAGAGAACGCGTAATTATATCGTTTATTGAAACACAAAGATACTTATACATATAGAAAAAGAGAAAACACATGAGTCAATTTAACGACAGAGCTTGGAGAAGAAGTTTACTAGAAGAAATTCATTTGAACGAAGGAGTATACGATCCAGGAATTTTCAAAGCTGTGTTCATGGCAGGAGGACCTGGATCTGGAAAAGGTTACACTGCAAAGACATTATTGGGTATGCCTGAGACTATGCCGTTTGTATCAGCAGATGGATTGAAAGGAGTTAACTCTGACTCAGCTTATGAAGCATATTTAAAATCAGCTGGAATGTCTGCTGATATGACCAGAATGTCACCGGAAGAGTTTGCAAAATCACAAGAGCTAAGAACAAAAGCAAAACGTGTGGTTGCGAAAAAGATGTTGGGATTTGTGAATGCAAAACTAGGATTACTTATAGACGGTACCGCAAAAGACTATAGCAAGATTGCAAAGCTATACAAAAAACTTCAAGAGCAAGGATATGATTGTTACATGGTATTTGTTAACACAGATCTTGATGTTGCTTTAGCAAACAATATGAAAAGACCAAGAAAGGTTCCAGTGGATATAGTTAAAGGTGCTTGGCAAGAAGTTCAAAACAATCTTGGAAAGTTTCAAAGACTATTCGGTGCAAACCAAATGTTGGTTGTTGATAATTCCAAACGAGAAGAGTTCGCCAAGAATGTTAAAAAGGCTGCAAACGAATTTGTGAAAAGACCAATAAAAAATCATATTGCTAAGAAATGGATAAAAGCAGAATTAGAAATCAGAAAGTCAAAATGAATCTAGGAAAGTGGCTAGTAGATAGAATAACGGAGGAAGCTCCGATCAAATTGTTCATGGAAGATTTCTGTGAGAAAGAAAACATAGCGCAATTCATAACTGAATCATCCAAAATACGTGGAGGTACAGCGGTAGATGATGGACCAAGAGCTTTTTGGGGAAATCAAAACTCGTACCGAACAGCCACAAGAAAACAAGCAGAAAGATTGGGTATGAAGGTGTTGGATTATATATCTGGTAACGAAGAAATATTTGATTTAGATAAAGAAACAAAATTCAAAAAGGATATGTCGGGAGGACCAACCAAAGCAGTATCCTACTTTCCGGCTGGTATCCCTGGAGGTTATGGAGGTACCAATTTACTTAAAGACAAAAGAGGAAGAGTTGCCTACAAACGTTGGTTATCTTGGGCAACTTTCTTATCCACAAGTATTGGATACAAAGTAATAGATTACATAGGAGCTCAACTTTCTGCTCCACAATCAGCAAAAGAACCTTTAAAGAAACTTCCACCAGGTGAGTTAATGAATGAAATTCTTATCAACGAAGGAATAAAAGACAAACACATATTCAAAGCGGTATTTCTAGCCGGTGGTCCTGGTTCAGGAAAATCATCTGTAGTTGATGCAATATTCAATAATCCAGATTCATCTGAAGTTAAGTCTTTAACCTCAACCGGATTGAAGGTAGTTAATTTGGATCAAGCATATGAATATTTAAAAAAGAAACACAAGGTTCCAGTTGATCATGCTGATATGGATGCCGAGCAAAGATCGTTGAGTGGCAAGTTGATGCACAAAGCAAGAATGATTGCTCAGAAACAAATGGAATTTTATTTGGAAGGAAAGCTTGGAATCATTATAGATGGTACCGGAGGTTCTTACAATCCAATAGCAAAAAAGAAACAGCAATTGGAAGAACTTGGATACGATTGTTACATGATATTCGTAGACACAACAATGAAAACTGCAATGGCAAGAAACTCTGCAAGAGACACAAGAGTATTGTTAGACAAAGTAGTTAAAAGAACTTGGAAGGGAGTTCAGAAAAACAAAAAAGCATACAAAGATTTATTTGGATCCAACATGAAAGTGGTTAGCACAGAAGGAAGAGAACCTGGTGAGTTACCAAGAGGAGCAAAAAGTCACGTTATGAAGTTTATTAATAGTGCGGTACAAAATCCAATTGCACAAAAGTGGATCAGTATAGCACGCAAGGTTTTAGATTAAAAATGAAAAAGAACATATCAAAAAGTAAGGTACAGAGAATGAGAAATCTGGCCACTGGGAACTATACATCCAAAGTATCGGTTCAATCTGGATACGAAAAATCATCAACCGGAAGGAAAAAAGAAGGAGACGTTTGGGAAGAACGTGGCAAGCAATGGACCATCAAAGATGGCATCAAGCAAACCATAACCAAACTTGACTCAGCAAGAGAGCACGCAAGAATTCCTATGGAGTGTCCAAAGTGTCAAGCAAGAATGAATAAAGAACAACACAAGTTCATGTATATAAGATTTAAACATTGTTTGTTTTGTCAAATGAATCACGAAGACGAAATGAGACAAAACGGCACATACGATACTTGGGAAAAGGAACAGATCTCAAAGAATTGGGAACGTTGGATGTTGGATAGTAAAGAGGAGTTCAAAGAATTCTTGAAATCGAGACATTCAAAGAAACAAATCACAGAAGCGGGAGATATAGAAGATTGGTCTGGTGGACAATCAGACGAAGAAATGATCAAACAATTTGAAAAATACATTGAAACAGAAAAAGAAAAATTCAACAAAGTAACTGGGTGATACAATATACTTACACCATAACAAGAAGGTCTCATATGCGTGCTTAGACGCACTAGAGCCACAATAAAAAGGAGAAACCACTAAAATGAAAAACACACTACTAAAAATCGGAGCAGTTATCGGAACCATATTTGGAGTGATACTGTTGATATTCAAGAGCTCAAGCAGCAAAACAAAATTGGATAAAGAAATAAAAGAAAACAAATCAGAATTAGATGATGTTGCAGACCACATTGAAAAAGCTACCAAAAAGAAAAAGGTTATCAAGAAAAAGGTAGCGGCAGGGAAAAAGAAGATATCTAAAACCAAGACCAAAAAGAAGGACACAACTAAAGCAAAAGCTAAAGCTAAAAACTTCAAAAATAAATATGGGTCAAAGAAATGAGATACTTAACAATAATTTTAATCATGATGTTTTCACTCAACTCTATAGCTCAAGATACAATTCGCATTCCTCAGGCTGAAGTAGATGAAATCATTGCTGTGATGGATACTTTGATTGAGCAAGACTCTATCAATAATGTACTCATCAAACAATACGAACTATTGATAACAGATTATGAAAACTTAGCCAAACAAGATTCTTTAATTTTATCGTTTAGGGAAAGAGAGATATATTTATATAATGAACAAATAAAGTTATACGAAAAGAAAATAAAGGTTGTAGACAAGTGGTACAATAAACGTCCCTTCGGATTCATAATAGGAGTTGCAACAAGTGTAGTATTGATTCACACTGTTGGATACACGTTACCATAATATTCTATATTTATATGTATGAATAACAAAGAGTTAAAACAAGCCATAGCTTCTGAGTACTTGAAGTGCTCAAAGGATCCAGTATATTTCATGAAAAAATATTGTTATATACAACATCCTATGCGAGGAAAAATAAAATTCGACTTGTATAAGTTTCAAGAAGAATCTTTAACCGAGATAGAGAACAACAGATACAATGTTATATTGAAATCCAGACAAATGGGTATATCAACATTAACAGCTGGATATTCTTTATGGTCTATGATATTCAATGAAGACTTCAATGTACTTGTTATAGCAACCACACAAAACACAGCAAAGAATTTGGTAACCAAAGTAAGAGTAATGAATGAATTGCTTCCGAACTGGTTGAAAATAAAAACAGCAGAGGACAATAGACTATCGTTAAGATATTCCAATGGTTCTCAAATCAAAGCTGTATCATCTAGTCCCGATGCAGCAAGGTCTGAAGCTTTATCATTACTAATAATTGATGAAGCTGCGTTTATTGATAGCATAGATGAGATATGGACATCAGCTCAACAAACATTATCGACTGGTGGTAGATGTATTGCTTTATCAACACCAAACGGAACCGGGAATTGGTTTCATAAGACTTGGGTTGGAGCATCTACTGAAGAAAGTGAATTCAATGATATATTACTTCACTGGACACAGCATCCAGATAAAGATCAAGAATGGAGAGACAAGCAAGACTCATTACTAGGAGAAAAAATGGCGGCACAGGAATGTGATTGTGATTTTGTTTCATCTGGTAATACTGTGGTAGCTGGTGAGCTTCTTCAATGGATGGCTGACAACACAGTTAAAGATCCAATCGAACAAAGAGGACAAAAGAAAGAATTGTGGATATGGGAGTATCCTAAACTCGATAGTAGATATTTGGTATCAGCCGATGTCGCTAGAGGAGATGGACAAGATTATTCAGCATTCCATGTTATAGATTTAGAAACTATGGAGCAAGTAGCTGAATACAAAGGACAATGTCCAACCAAAGAATACGGTAACATGCTGGTCAATATAGCTTCAGAATACAATCAAGCTTTATTGGTTATAGAGAACGCAAACATTGGTTGGGCATCTATCCAACAAGTAATAGATAGAAACTATTCAAACTTATACTACACATACAAACATGAAGGAGTAAATGATCCAGAAGTTCAACTAAACAAGAATTATGATCTTCAAGGAAAGGACAAAGCAACGCCTGGTTTTACCACTTCATCACGAACTAGACCCCTTTTAATCTCCAAACTAGATACTTATTTAAGAGAAAAAGCATGTACGATCCGATCGAAAAGATTGATCGAAGAATTGTTTGTATTTATTTGGAAAGGAAACAAAGCTCAAGCTCAAGGAGGTTACAATGACGATTTAGTTATGTCGGTATCCATAGGATTGTATGTAAGAGATACAGCCTTAAAATTGTTTGATGCAGGACTTGCATTAGACAAAAGAACTTTGGGTAAAATGGGTAAAGTAGGGAACGGAGCCTATAATGCAAAAGATGCATATGTTGAAAATCCGTGGAAACAAGATATCGGAAACGGTGAACAAGAAGACCTTACATGGCTTCTATAAAGAGAAAATAAATGGAACAAGATAAAACATTCTTTGGTAGACTACAAAAATTATTCTCAACGGGAACGATTGTCCGTAGATCGGATGACGGCTTAAAAGTAGCTGACATCAATAAAGTACAAGCTAATCCCAAGTTAGCAACAAACAGAATTATCGATAGGTTTAATAGACTATATCAATCAACTCAACACACTGGGTACAACCAACAAGCAAACTTCCATACAATGAGAATTCAGTTATATACTGATTACGAAATAATGGATGAAGACTCAATCATCTCAGCTGCATTAGACATATATGCAGATGAATCAACTTTAAAGAATGAGATGGGTGATGTATTAAAAATACAATCAGATAACGAAGAAATAGAAAAAGTATTAAACAATTTGTTCTATGATATTCTTAACATAGAATTCAATGCTTGGCCTTGGGTTCGTAATATGTGTAAGTATGGAGACTTTTATTTGAAACTTGATATTACTGAAAAAGTTGGTATCACAAATGTTGTTCCGATGTCTTCTTATGAAATGTTTAGAGAAGAAGGATTGGATCCAAACAATCCAGAATTGGTTCAGTTTGTTCATGATGAGTCAATGGGAGGAGTTGGTGGTACAAAAGCTTCAAGTGAATTAAGTAACTATGAGGTAGCACACTTCAGATTATTGAATGATATGAACTTCTTGCCTTATGGTAAGTCTATGGTTGAACCAGCAAGAAAAACTTGGAAACAATTGACTCTTATGGAAGACGCAATGATGATTCATCGTATCATGAGAGCACCAGAAAAAAGAATATACAAAATAGATATTGGTAATATTCCACCAAACGAAGTTGATGCTTACATGCAAAGAGTTATGCAGTCAATGAAAAAGACTCCATACTTGGATCCAAAAACTGGTAACTACAATCTTAAATTCAATATGCAAAACATGATGGAGGATGTTTATCTTCCGGTTCGTGGTGGACAATCAGGAACAGAAATAGAATCTTTGTCTGGAATGGACTTCGGTGGTATTGATGATATTGAATACTTAAAGAACAGAATGTTTGCAGCATTAAAAATTCCTAAAGCATTTATGGGATATGAAGAAGATCTTAATGCCAAGTCAACATTAGCTGCACAAGATATTAGATTCGCAAGAACTATTGAAAGAATACAAAGAATATTTGTTTCTGAATTAACAAAGATAGCAATGGTGCATTTGTACTCACAAGGATTTGAAGACAAAGATATGTTGGACTTTGAACTTGAACTATCGCCTGCATCTACTATTGCGGAACAAGAAAAGATGGAGCTATGGGACACAAAGGTAAGTCTTGCTTCTTCAATAAAAGATCTTGGCATGATGTCTCAAGAATGGATTTATGAAAACCTATTTGACTTGAATGAGGATGATATAGTCAAGATGAAGGAAGGTGTAATATCAGACACAAAGCAAGAATTCAGAAAAACCAAAATAACAGACGAAGGGGAAGATCCACAAGCGGAAACAACTACAGCACCTACTGAAGAAGGGATCGGAAAGTTGTCTTCTGCAAAGAAAAACACAAACCTTTCTAAAAATGAAAGAAAAGAAATATTCAAATCTCTTTTTCCAAAAAAGAAGAAAGGTAACAATAACCTATTGAACGAAAATAACATACTAGAGGATGACATTTAACATATAATTTATATATTTATATAGTAAATGCACCAGATGAAGATATAACATGGCAAAACATTCAAAATACAAGAATACGGGCATTCTATTCGAATTGCTTGTTAGGCAAGTGACCAATGACACGTTGCAAGGGATGGATACATCTCCAGCAATAACTATTCTTAGAGAATTTTTCAAAAAGAATACTTCGTTGAAAAGAGAACTTGGACTCTATCAAACTATTCAAAATGAAAAATTCAAAACAGAATCCAGAGCAAACACATTCCTAGATGCTGTTATCAAAGAACATGGAAAACTAAGCAAGAGTATTGTCAAGAAGCAAAAATATAACTTGATAAAAGAAATAAAAAAGTCTTACAATTTAGAATCATTCTTCTCCCAAAGAGTAAACAATTACACAGCTAACGCATCCATATATTGTTTGTTTGAAGGAACTACTCCAATCAAAACAATGAAGTATAGAGGAGCATTGGTAGAAGGGATTGTAGAACAAAAGAAAAAGAAGTCTGCTGATACTTTAAGTATGTATCAGAAACAAGATAAAGATGTTAGATTGTTGTCTCAAAAAATATTGATTGAGAAGTTTAATAATAAATGGGGAAAAAATCTTTCTGTTAAACAAAAAGGATTACTGAAAGAATATATCCACAATATATCTAACACAACAAAGCTAAAAGATTATTTGGTGAACGAAATCACTAAATCAACTAAAATTCTTGATGGTCTTGCAAAAAAGGTAGAAGATAGTGTTGTTAAGATCAAACTTCAAGAAGTAAGTTCTCAAATGAGAGCTATGAAAATTGATAACAACATCAAAGACAAATATGTAATCTCTTTGATGAGAACTTACGATCTAATTCAGGAGGTGAAAAATGTCATTAAGTAGTAAACTCGATAAACTATTCGAAGACAGCTTTAATGATGACATCGAAGAAGCAAACGTAACTGGGGGCGGTGAATCATACAACACAAAGTATGCATTCAAAGCAGGAGAAGAAGCAGACGATGAGGATGTAGAAGTACTTGGGTACAAAAAGGTTAAAGAATCTACATTCAAAACAATGAGCAAAGAAATGTATTTGACTGAGGCTAATTATCCTGACTACAAAAAGGATGAATCTTTATCTCAAAGACAAAAAGTAAACAAAAGCATAAAAGAGGTGAATGGTAAGTTGTTCAGAATAGAACGTATCATAGACCAAAATGTAAAACTAAAAACTGAATCTGGTATAGATGAATCTAAGTATTGGGAAAGTACTAAACGTAACCTTCTTAAAATAGAAGGCAAGATGAAACGACTAGCAGAAAAACTGAGAAACTTCTAATGTCGAAAACACTACTGATAGATTATACAGAATTCAAAGTATCTCCTCAAATGATTACTGAGTCCGAACAAAGAAATGACGGAAGAGTGATTGTGTCTGGTGTACTACAAAGAGCCAATGCAAAAAATCAAAACGGAAGAGTTTATCCTAAAGATATTCTTGCAAGAGAGGTAGCAGAGTATTCAAGAATAAATGTAGCGGAAAACAGAGCTTTAGGTGAATTAGATCATCCAGAATCTTCTGTTGTGAACCTTCAAAATGTTTCACATAATGTTAGAAAGGTGTGGTGGAAAGGTGATGATGTAATGGGAGAAGTTGAAGTACTTGGAACACCATCAGGTAATATATTAAAAGAACTATTGAGAGCAGGAATAAAACTTGGTATATCATCAAGAGGTTTAGGTTCTGTAAAAGAGTTACAAGAAGCTGGTACAGTAGCAGTGCAAGATGATTTTGAATTGGTATGTTGGGACTTTGTTTCAAATCCATCAACTCATGGAGCATTCATGCGTCCAGATCAAGTAAATGAATCGGTTGTGAAAAAATTTAACAAATATGATAAAGTAACAAACATAATAAACCAAATGCTGTGTGACATAACATGCAAATGCAGCTTACCAAAGAGAACAAAGTAATGAAAAAAAGATTCGATATAAGAAAGTGGAAAAGTTTAAACGAGTCGTCAGAAGCTCCAAGAAGAATGACAGAAGAAGAAAGAAATATTACTTTGGAAGCTGTTGCTAATTTCAACGAATATACTCAACACATATACAAAACAAACGAAATAAAAAACATGGTAGAGAACATCAGAACTTTAGCTGAAAACGCAAGTCGTATGGCTATTGAAGAAACTGCAGACTGGTTCGATGTTGTATCTGTAAAGAGAGACACTAAATCAATAGGTGAGTCAGTTAAAATATTTGAATCGACT